GAACCAGCCAAAACGGTATATTGTTTGCAGATGCACGTTGGAGCACCGCAGCTAATGTAAACCCAATTACTGGCACCATTGCTACAACACAGGCATTGTTGACCAGCAATCACACAGATGCTGATGTGCCTGACTACAGACTATACCCACGTGGTACTTTGTTGTTTAACACACGCCGCAGCGGCTACACAGTGAAAAAGTTTGTGCATGATTATTTCAATGCCACAGCTTTCCCAAATGCTGTACTACCTAGCACTGCCAGTGGTGGACGCAATGCCTGGGTCAGTCAACTTGGATTTGACACAGTAACTGGTCATCCATTGATGGGTCATCATGCACAGCGTCATCAGATTGTACAAGCCATGAAAGCAGCAGTAGACGGCAACCTAGATCTGCGTGAAGAAGGCTATGCTTACAGTTTGTTAACAGCTCCTGGTTATCCAGAGTTGATTCCAAACTTGGTAGCATTGAACAATGATCGTGCTAACACAGGCTTTATCATTGGCGACACACCAATGGCATTGCCAGCCACAATCAATAGATTGAATGCGTGGAGTGCCACACAGCTAACAGCTAGTCCATATCTGGGAATTTACTATCCAGCTGCACTTACCACTGACTTGAATGGCAATGAAATTGCTGTTCCTGCCAGCCATATGATGCTGCGTACATTCCTGTACAACGACAACGTGGCCTATCAGTGGTTTGCACCAGCAGGCACACGTCGTGGTCTAGTAGACAATGCAGTGGCATTGGGTTATGTAGATGCCAACAGTGGTCGTTTTGTACTAACTGGTATCAACAATAACTTACGTGATGCGCTGTATGAAACACGTATCAACCCAGTGACCTTAATCAATGGTGTTGGTATTGTGGCTTATGGTCAAAAGACACGCAGCCCAGTGATCAGTGGAGCCAGCAGTTCAATGGATCGTATCAATGTAGCACGTTTGGTCAACTACTTACGCACAGTGTTATCAGGTGTAGGCAACCAGTTCCTGTTTGAACCCAATGACAAGATCACTCGTGATCAAATCAAGCAGTTGACAGAGAGCTTGTTAAATGACTTGATTGCCAAGCGTGGTGTTTATGACTACATTGTGGTCTGTGATGAAACCAATAACACACCAGACCGTATTGCTAGAAATGAACTCTATGTTGATATTGCTATCGAACCCATGAAGGCAGTGGAATTTATTTACATTCCAATTCGCTTGAAGAATCCTGGTACACTATCAGCTACCACATCCACTGTTACTACCATAGCTTAATGCTACAGTAGCAGTGATAGAACAGGCACCTAGGTGCCTGTTTCTATTTTCTAACAAAACAGAGATTTTGGCCAGAAATTTTCGGACCTCTCGGTCATAAATATCTATATAGAGTTTAGGAGAATACAATGGCAGTCGCCTCCCTAAGTAGATTTACAGTACCGTTAAGAACCAACCAAAGTGCTAGCACACAGGGCTTGTTGATGCCCAAGTTGCAGTATCGCTTCCGTGTGACCTTTGAAGGTATTGGCGTTAGCAGTGACAGGTTAGAACTTACCAAACAAGTGGCCAGCTTTAGCAGACCAACTGTGAACTTTGGTGACATTGATGTGCATGTGTACAACAGTGTGGTCAAACTAGCTGGTAAGCCAAATTGGGATAATGTCAGCTGCACCATTCGCGATGATGCTGCTGGTAATGTCAGCAGATTGATTGGCGAACAGTTACAGAAACAGTTTGACTTCATGGAACAAAGTTCAGCCGCAGCTGGTATCGACTACAAGTTTATCACACGTTGCGAAATGTTAGACGGCGGTAATGGTACACATGAGCCCACAGTGCTAGAAACTTGGGAGCTGTATGGTTGCTATTTGCAAAGTGCCAACTACCAAGAATTAAACTATGAAACCAATGGCGTAGTTACAATTCAATTGAGCATACGCTTTGACAATGCCTTACAAACACCCAAAGGCATTGGCATTGGCACAGATATTGGTCGTACCATAGGTCAGAACATTACTCTGTAATTGCTTAACTATGAAAACAAAAGGGCCTATCCGGGCCCTTTTTCTATGAATAAATAATAATATGGCCAGTCTTTTCACCAATGCGGTAAACTTTTTCGGTAATGCAATCAAAGATGCACTTACACCGGATACCATGCGCGACTACCAACATGCCAGTCGATTGTTTGTTGGTAATAACTTTGAGCGCATGCCCAAGTATGGATTTCTGTTTCATGTGTTTTTCGACATAGACAGAAACCTTAGTGAAGTATTAAAAAGTCAACCCAGTGAATTAGGCCTAATGGTCAAAAGCACAGACCTACCTAAATTTACAGTAGCCACCAAAACCTACAACAGCTATAACAGACCCAACATTGTACAAAGCAAAATAGCATTTGATCCCATCAGTATTACATTTCATGATGACAGTGCCAACTTGGTACGTAACTTTTGGTATGACTACTACAGATATCACTATAGAGACAGTGATCACGGTGACAATGCCAGCAATGCATTTTATAAAAAGAATTACAAATACTCTAACCGAGATCTCAAAAAGTTTGGTTATACCACTAGGGATGACTACAGCGAGAGCGTGGAAACCATTAGGCCTTATCTAAGAAGCATTAGAATCTACAGTTTACATCAAAAGCGTTTTAGCGAATACATCCTGATCAACCCAGTGATCAAGAACTTCCGCCATGGACAACATGACTACAGCAATGGAACTGGTATCATGGAATCTACCATGACTGTGGAATACGAAACTGTGTTATACCAAAGTGGTGCTACCAGTCGGGCCACTGTAAACGGATTCACTGAGCTGCACTACGATCAAACACGCAGTCCTTTACGTACCTACGGAGGTGTCAAAAGCATATTTGGCACTGGCGGATTAATGGATACCGCAGGATCTGTGCTGGCCGACATCGAACAAGGTAACTTTGCCAGTGCTATATTTAAAACTGCTCAAGGTATCAATGTGGCTCGCAGCATGAATCTTAAACGTGCTTTGGTCAGTGAACTAACCGGCATCTATACCTCAGAAGCCACTAGAGCCATACAGTCGGCTACACCTGCTGTGATAGATCAAATTAATCGCACCATGCAAAATACTGTGGGTAGTCCGGTAACAGTGCCCACTGTGGCAGGCATTGAAGGAGCTACCAGCAATCAGTACTCAGGTATACCCAGCACCAGCAGTGTAGCAGCACTGGCAGGAGCAGCAATTATATTAAACAGTACACCAATTAACAATCAATATCGTCGTACACCTAACACACAAGCCAACAATGTCACTGCGCCTACCAATTATGCACCTAGGCTACCTTTGAATGCCAATGCCACTGTGCCTAAAACAGCAGATCCCACATTGTTAATAGGCAATGACCAAGACCGATTTAACACTGGTAAGCCACAGGCACAGGTAAATGTGCCATTACGTCGTCAAGATCTCAACAACAGAATCACCAGCTTGACTCGTAGAATACAAACAGTGGGCGACGAGTCAGCAGCAGCCACTCAACAAATTACCAATACCACACAGGCCATTGCTGCTATTAATGCCAAGATAGCTACCACACAAGCTCTGACTCCAGCAACGCCAGAAGGTGTTACACAAAAGAACCTACTGTTAGCAGAACTAGGTCAGCAAGTACAAGTTATGAACAACTTAAAGAACATAGCGCAAGCGAACCTGACTAGATTGGATGGAGAGATAGCCAGCCTTAAACAGGATCTTACCAGTTCTACCACGGAATACAATAGTTTATTACCAACACCAGCATGAGCACAGCTAATAATTTTACCTCAGTAAGTACCAGAACTGATTTAAACAGTGACGGTAACCAGTTTTTCAACAATTTCTATCAGCCTAACTTTACTGTTAGTGCCGACATAGATGGTGCAGTGATTGCTTATTTTCAAAAGATCACCAATAATCGAGACAGTGCTCGTATACTGGCCAGTTCGGTGATCTATACCAGCTTGGCTCAAGGCGTCAATCCCATGGAAACCTTGGACAAGTTTAAGACCATGACAGGTGAAGAACTCAATGCCTATACCACTATGTTTCTAAACCTTAATCGCATAGGTACCAGTTACTTGGGCGTGACCAATCGTCCACCAGTCAGCAAGTATGTGCTTAGATCAATATTACCATGAGCAAGTATGCCAACGGCAAATACACTATAAAAAACCGTGAAAAGTATGTGGGCCGTAAAGAGCCTACATATAGATCGTCCTGGGAATTTACATTCATGATGTTTTGTGATAACAATCCCAACATAATCCAATGGGCCAGTGAGCCATTTATGGTTCCTTATCGTAATCCTTTTACAGGCAAGAATACCATATATGTGCCAGACTTCATGATGGTCTACATTGATCGTAAAGGGCAGAAACACGCAGAAGTCGTTGAAGTTAAACCTACCAAAGAAACTACCATGGAAAATGCTCGTTCCACCAGGGATCGTGCAGCAGTGGCACTTAATTTAGCCAAATGGGCAGCAGCCAACGAGTTTTGTAAAGCCTATGGCATGCGCTTTCGCATAGTAACAGAAAAAGACATCTTCATGAACACTCGTGGCAACTAAATATCGCTATGACCAAAAAATTAGAAGAACTCTTTGAATTAACACCCACCGAGGATGGTGACCCTAGACCTTTGTTGGTAGATCCTAAGGAATTAATGTCAGCCCAGCAAGAATTGCAGGATGCTGAAACCTTGATGGATCGTATAGATCAAGCACTGCCGCAAGTACGTGAACTAGATTCCGCTGACGACGAGCTAGATGAGCTGTCAGACATGGCCAAGGAAAAGTTTGAAGATTTAATGAACCTAGGCATGAATGTAGAAGCACGTTTTAGTGGCCAAATACTACAAACCGCTGGTGTGTTACTAGGACATGCTATCACTGCCAAGCAGGCCAAAATCGACAAAAAACTTAAAATGATCGATTTACAGTTAAAGAAAATGCGACTAGATCAAACTGCTAAACGTGACGATGCAGCCGGTCCTGCACCTTTAGAAGGACAAGCAGTGGTTGTTGACCGTAATGCGCTGCTAAGACAGATACTAGAGAACAAAAAGTCAGCCGAATAATATAAATACACATATTAGGATTAAGTATGAAACCATTTAGCGAATATTTTGCCCAAGCTCGTCCTGTGTATGAATTCAGGATACGTCTAGCTGGCTGCGAATTCGACAAATCAGCTCGTAGCAGCATGGAAAGTGCGCTAGCACCATATGTAGTAGACAAGATCAGCACAGCTCGCAGACTGCCAATCACAGAACATGCTGAGTTTCCTGGCATGGGTCCTTGCGAAGTACATGTGGTTGAGGTAGCTGTTAAGTATCCAGTTGTTTCTGACCAGGTGCGTCAAGCAGTGGCACATAAGCTAAACATCAGTCCACGTCAGGTTCTAGTACGGACTTTAGCTGAAGATGCCAACCACGAACCAGTGGCAGAACCCAAGAAAGCCAAGGATGGCAGTGTACTTACCAATCCTGAACTAGATGCTGTAGAAGGGCAAAGCCTAGTAGGCAAAAGCCGCATAGACAGCATGCTCAAAGAGCTAGAAACACGCAAACATGAGTTTGCTGCCAAAGGTGATCATGCTGCTGAGCAGAAAGATACACCAAACACAGCCAGTCCAGTAGGTTCACATCAAAACACCATACCAAGTCCCAAAGGAAGATAAAAATGGATTTTAAGCAACTATTAACTAAAATTGACTCCTTAGGGGGACGTCAGCAATTAAACGAAGCCAGCAAAGAAGACATGGAGTATTACTTCGGCAAAGACAAGAAAGATTCCAAGCCAGCTGGTGAAAAAGAAACCGGTACTGGGCACATGGCCAAGAAAACTGACAAAGGCACACAGTATACCAAGAAGGATCTACCTGGGCAAGACACCAGCAAAGATGCTGATACCAAAGCTGCTGAAAAGCGAGCCAAGAAAAAAGCCAATGAAAGCATTGCTGATTTGCTGCGTCAATTAGACGCACTTGCTGAAGGTCGCGACGAAGTCGAAGAAGAAAAGACCGAAGAAGGCAATGAGTTTTCTGGTGCACTGGCCAAGGCCAAAGCAGCTGGCGCCAAAGAATTTGAAGTTGATGGCAAAAAGTATCAGGTCAAAGAATCTGAAGATGATGACAGCGACGACGAAGACAGTGAAGATGAAGATGACATGAATGAAGCTGTTGACCTCGAGGAATGCTATGGTCAGGCCATGATGAGCAGCCAGCCTGAACAAGAGTCTGGTATGAACATCAATGCCAGCACTGATACCAAAACAGGTCACAAGAGTCTCACAGTAACAGCTCAAGGCGAAGCCGCTGAACAACTAGCACAGTTGCTCAAACTCAGTGGTGTTGGCGCAGGTAATGCTGCACATGATGCAGAAATGGAAGAGGCTTATGCCAATGAACCCGATCCAGAAACACAAGGCATTGAGGTACAACTGGCACAAGGCAACGATTTGAATCGTCCCAAGACCATGCACCCACACAGCTATCGCCAAGGTGACAATCCCATGGCCATGCGTGAAGCTGAAGAACTCAAAGCCATTGAACAGCGTCTCAATGAAGAACTAGCAGCCTTTAAGGTCATGGCAGAAGGCAAGGGCAAGCCAGACTTTCTAGACATGGATAAAGATGGAGACCGGAAAGAGCCAATGAAAAAAGCTCTAGCCGACAAGTCAAAAAAAAAGAAGTAAGTGAAGCAGTTGTTGCTGAAAAGGCAGTAAGTCAGCAACAACAAAAGTTCATGGGCATGGTGCATGCCATGCAAAAGGGCAAAAAAGTCAAAGGTGCCAGTCCTGAACTCAAAAAGGCAGCTCAAAGCATGAGCAAGAAAGCTGCCCGAGACTATGCTAGCACCAAACATGCAGGTTTACCAAAGAAAGTCAGCGAGACTGAATTCAAGCAACAACTACGCAATCTACTAGAAGCCGACGGTGTCAAAGTCAGCGATGCTATTCTAGAAGCTGGTTGGCGTGACTTTGTAAATCGTGGAAAGAAAGCATTAGGCACAGCAGCACTGGCAGGAACTATGGCACTAGGTGCAGCCAGTGCAGATGCCAGAGTTGGTGCTGATCATGACCCAAATATCAATCGGTTAACTGGTAAACCAATGTCTAGTCAGCAGGCCGAACCAGCTGGAACCAGTCTGGCAGCACCTAATGTAGCTAAATTCGCACCAGTGGAGCGTGTTAATCGCACTGATTCTGGGATATGGATTCAACACAAAGGACACGAATATAAAGTACACAAGGAAGTTTCAAAAGATGCACCTTATCCACGAAGTGCACAAAAAGCCAGTGTCACAGATGCACAATTAGGATTTAGAGGCATTGGTGTACACACAGTGGTACTATATCCCTTTGATGATGAACTTGGCTACGCTCCTGCAATACTTTACAGTAAATGAAACAATATAGAATAACCAGCCAAGATCTGGTACCGGAAGCATCGGTACCAGACGCTGTACTTGATGATGCTGATCTACGCAATCTACAACAGTTAGCAGGCATTGCACCACGTAATCAACCTTTACCAGAAAACATCTCCAATATCAGTCATACTGCCATGGAAAAGGTCAATCTAATGAAACAGCACAACATCAAACCGGGAACTCCTGAGTGGTTCCAATTATGGTTCAGCCTTCCTTATTTGACATCAGAAAAACCAGTCAAAGATTAAACACAGTCAATAAGTATTGTTATGAGTAAGCCGTTAGATTACACGCTAATCAAAAAACCTCACACCATTGAAACATTCAATGAACAACAGGTGCGTGAGTTTATGGCCTGCGCTGATCCTGTTACAGGACCAGAATATTTCATGAGTAACTTTTTCTACATACAACATCCAGTGCAAGGGCGTATGTTGTATAAGCCTTTTGAATACCAGAAAAAGTTAATACACACCTATCATAATTATAGATTTAGTATCAGCCTAATGCCACGTCAAACTGGTAAGTCAACTTCCGCAGCTGGCTATTTGTTATGGTATGCCATGTTTGTGTCAGATGCCACAGTACTGGTAGCAGCACACAAATATACTGGCGCACAGGAAATCATGCAGCGTGTGCGCTATGCTTATGAAAGTGTACCTGATCATATACGTGCTGGTGTTACCAGTTATAACAAAGGCAGTTTAGAATTCGACAATGGATCACGCATAGTAGCACAGACCACAACAGAAACAACTGGACGTGGTATGTCAATATCTTTACTGTATTCTGATGAGTTTGCCTACGTACGACCCACTATTGCCAAAGAATTTTGGACATCCATATCACCAACTTTAGCCACTGGTGGTAAGGCCATTATCACATCTACCCCCAATTCTGATGAAGATAAATTTGCAGAAATTTGGAAAGGTGCCAACAAGTGCATTGATGAGTATGGTAATACCACAGAACTAGGAATAAATGGTTTCAAGGCCTACAGAGCTTATTGGAATGAACACCCGGACAGGGATGAACAATGGGCCGCAGAACAAAGAGCACAGCTAGGTGATGAACGTTTCAGACGAGAAATGGACTGCGAATTTCTCATATTTGATGAGACTTTGATAGCCCCAACTACTTTGATTGACCTTGAAGGCGTTGAACCCATCGAACGCCAAGGGCAAATACGTTGGTACAAAAAGCCACAGCGTGGCTCAACATATGTGATAGCCTTAGATCCCAGTTTAGGTACAGGTGGGGATCCTGCTGCTATACAGGTGTTAGAGCTGCCCGGTTTTATACAGGTAGCCGAGTGGCAGCACAATCGTACTCCTGTGCCAGGGCAGATTAATGTGCTCAAAGAAATCTGTAACTATATCTATGAAATCGTTGGCTCAGAAACTGATATCTACTACAGCGTAGAAAATAACACCATTGGTGAAGCTGCGTTAATCTGTATTAACGAAGTTGGCGAAGAAAACATACGTGGTGCTTTTCTCAGTGAACCGGCGCGAATCGGAAATGGACGTAGATATCGCAAAGGCTTTACTACCACAAACAAAAGCAAATTAGCAGTGTGTGCCAAATTGAAAACCATGATTGAATCTGGCAAGTTGACTATAAACAGTCGAAACTTAGTCAGTGAACTCAAAAACTTTGTGGCAGCAGCAGGTAGCTTTGCTGCCAAGCCCGGGGAAACCGACGATCTAGTGCTCAGTATGTTGTTGGCCATGCGTATAACACAGGTGCTACAAACCTTTGATCCTGCCATTGATAGTAAAATGAAAGACAGTTTTGATGATATTATGGAACCCATGCCCTTTATCATGGTCAGCTAAATACTTAAATTGTCTACAAAGGCACCAACATGCGTAATATTGAAAAGATAGCTGAGGAACTGTTTAACAAGATCCGCAGCAGGTTTGAGCGAGTAACAATTGGGGATGAGGAAGGCAAAGCCACCGACGACCCACGAGCAGCTAGATTTTATAACTTTGATTATATCAGCAGGGACGGCACCAACTACGGTGAAATCACTGTAAGTATTGTTGACGGTAAAAGTTTAAAGATTACATTTAGCCAAGGCATGGTGCATGGCTTTGACCCAGACCAAGAAGTTGAATGGGAAAACTTTCTACGCAACATGAGAAAATTTGCACGCCGCAACATGATACAATTTGATGTACGTGATATCAGTCGCAGCAATCTCACACAACGAGATATTGATCAACAAGTAACCAATACTGGATCATACACAGCCAAAGAAAAACCAGTGACCGAAGCTGTGCAATGGTCTGGAACCACACGCACCAGCATTCAGGACTTTGGTGCTACTAGATTAATTGTGCGTCACACCGAAGCCGTCAACGAAGAATCACCTGGTGCTCGTAGTCGTAAAATAGAAAGCATGTTTATCGAAACTGCTGAAGGCGAACGTTTTCGCATGCCTTATAACAGACTCAGTCTTGGGCGTGCCATGGCACAGCACCTGGCACATGGTGGGCGTATCTACGATGATGCTGGTGAACACATTGTGGGCATGGCCGAAGAAATGAGCAACTTGTCCTTTTTCGTACGCAATACTCGTCATCGTACCTTTGAAGATGTTGAAACACAAGGCATGGTCGAAGCCGCTGTAGAAAGATATCAAATTTTGAAAAACAGTCTACGTGGCATGGTCAGCACTCGCGGATATCAGCGTTGGGCCGAAGCATTCCGGCCTAGTGTGCCAGCTGACGAGCAGTATGACATTGAAGCTCTCAAAGAGCGTTTTGTTAAGAAAATGTTTGACGATCGTTTAACCGATGCACTGCCTTATGTGTATCGTGCTTATCAAACTCGCAGCGCAGAACAGGCCAACCCATTGGTACGTGAATTTCAAGGTTGGGCTGAACAAATCACGCAAGAAGCCAGCGCACCCGAAACAGCTGATCCCGACCAACTAAGCAAATTACTAGCACAGCCCTTGATTGCTGGTCCAGACGGCTTAGACGCTATTGCTGCTCTAAGTGGAGTCATTGACAATGAAGACCTAAATGACCAAATACGCCAAGCAGTCACAGTCAGTGGTCCAGACGCAGATGTACGTAGAGTAATTGATCAATGGTTCGAACGTAACCTAGACAGTTATACCAGCATGATGCCGGCTGAGACTCCGCCTGCGGCTGAACTGCCCACTGAGCCCGAACCAGAGCCTCCTGCTAATCCGGCTCGCGCCGAAAGTGTGGATGCACTGCGTAGATTGGCAGGATTAGCTAGAAAATAACCCTGTTTTATAACGGTAAGATTTTTCTATATTTTATCGTTGACAAGCTAAATAATAATGTTATACTGTGCATGGTGCAGAGTATATCTAGGCACTTAACAAAG